TTAAATTGAAAAGTTACGTTTTTTCCGCTGTTGATATTGAATTTGTTGTTGAGAAAGTTTTTCTTTTTCTTTTTTATCCATTTCATCCTCAATTTCCATACCTAATAATTCTTCAATTAAATCCTCATGTGACACAATCGCTTCAGTTCCACCAAATTCGTCTAATACAATAGCTAAATGTTTTCTTGAAATTGTCATTTTACGCAATACCCATTCCGCTTTGTTATGTTCATTTACAAATAACGGTTTTGCTGAATAGTCTGTAATTTCATGTTGTTTATTATTACTCCAAGCCAATAAATATTTAGAATGAAACACGCCAATGACATTATCTATATCACCTTCATACACCGGGTATCTTGTGTATGGTTTATTCATTACCGTTTCATAAACTTCTTCATATGTCACACTAGATGCAAATGCTGTCACATTAACTCTTGGTGTTGTGTCAACATCTTTTACTTTTAAATTTTCAAAATTAATAACACCTTTTAATCTATTTGTCTCAATTTCATTTAAAGCACCCTCGTGGCCTGCGATTGCTAACATCGTTTTAAACTCTTCTTTAGAAAATTGATGTTCTTGTGGTTGTCCTTTTGATAAACGTCGATTAATGCTGTCTGTTAATTTATTTAAAAGTAGCGTAATCGGACGAAATACAAACACACAAATATTGATGATTGGATATACAAGTTTCGTTATTTTATCTGGAAATGTTGCTGCTACAGACTTTGGAATCACTTCAGAAATCAAAATGATAACAACAGTTAAGACAGCTGATGCAATACCAACACTGATACCCCAGCGTAATGCCATAATTGTTACAAGTGTTGGTAACAATATATTTGCAACATTATTCCCTATTAAAATCGTTGTAATGAACTCACTTGGTTTCTCAAGTAACCTTACAATTCCTTTCGCTTTTTTGTCACCTTTGTCAGCTTCTGTTTTAAATTTAGTTTTATTTGCAGCTGTTAATGCAGTCTCACTTCCTGAAAAGAAAAACGAAATAAATATCAATATAATTATGGCAATGATCACGCGTGTCGTCTCCTTATTGTCACATCTTATTTTTGTTGTAGTTATTTAATTCCCGAGGTTCAAATTTAATAAACCATATAAATTTCATTATATATAATAATCTTAATAATGATGATTAATATGCATTTTTAGTCGCAGCTCCTTTAATCCATTCGTTAGTATAATAGTGGGATAGTTCGACTTGATTGATTATGAATGAACTTACATAATGTAACATTTTGATAAATCCAGTTCATGACATAGTTATAATGATTTAAAACCGTAATAATGATCACAACAAGTTTCTCATAAATTTATTCTAATTATCTTTTAAATCACTTTAGACAAGTACTTGTTTATATTCAAATATAGAAAGAAGGATTAACATGTATTTTGTTTTAGCAATATTTACAATAATCAGTGCAAGTGTAAGTTTAGGTTATTCGATTCAAGCATGTACATCTAGCCAAAATATAAATGCTTATTATGCACTTAGTCGAAGCTTACCTTTATTTTTATTAGCTGTTTTTTCTTTAGTCATTCATAGTGCTGAATTTTTGATAACTATATCCATTGCAATGATTTTAGTTCAATTTTTAGATGCGGTTGTTGGTTATAAAAGTAAAGATGTCTTTAAAACCTACGGCCCATTAGCAACCGTAGTAGCGAACTTAATATTATTAATAGTTTTCTTATTTTAACTCACTTATACACCTTATACACCGAAACTTAATGGAACTATTATCGAATTATTTTTATAGAAGATTAGAAATAGTTCTCTTTTAATTTAATAAAGACCTGCGCTTTAATACCAGAATCAAGTTTCATTACAAGTTGTATTTGTGTTGTCGCTTTATCCACCATCAATGGTTTATTTTCAACGTCAATTAAAAAATCTGTCTAATAAATAACTACAAAGTGAAATGCTCCCTTCAAAGTAGACAATGAAAAAATGAAAACTTTGAAGGGAGCATTATTTATAAAACCAAAAAAGCCACAATAATGTGGCTTTTCGTTATATTCAGTATCAAATTGGTGTGAATCATCATTATTCGAAATAAATAATGACTCAACTACGGCATTCAAATCTATCCGATTGATCCTTCCATTTCGATTGAAAAAACTAATTTTTAAGGACCTGTTTTTATAGAAACATTGATTTAATGCGATTTAAAGTAAAGTTGTTTCTCTTGAAATTTTGAGGTTATTATTTTTTGGTATCAAAAATGGTATCATTTGTAGTTATTTTATCTTCACATATTAAAACAACCACACTCCCAAATTAATAAGTGATGTGGTTTTGCTGATTGTGTGAGAATAAAAATAACCACGTCCATTGAGACGTGGTTTTCTGTTTATTCATCTAATTTTTCATTCTTTTTAAGATTCAATTCAATATCGTTCAATTCATTTTCGAGCTCATGACGTTCTTCCGGAGTGAGTTCCAAATTTTGTAACATGCCCATAATACTCGCCCTCTTAATTAAAAGGTTTTGTCTTTTGTTAGATTCATCACTAAAAACATCAATAGCAAAGTTATAAAGTAGTTCAGCGTTTTTTAATGACATGTTGTTTAATGAGCGTTCTTTTTTTCTCATTTTGTGCACTGTACTTTGTGGTACTCCCGTTTGTTTAGATATGTGCAAACTACTCAAATCGCTGTCGAACAATTTTTGGATTAATTCCCTCATTTAAACACCACCCATAATAATAAGATGATTAAGCTCCATGCAATAAGTCCAGCTACAAATTCTTTTTTGGTTGATTTTCTGATATTTATTTTCATATATTTTTAATGAGAATTATGTTATATTTTTATTAGAGAGGGGAAGCAATCCCCTCATTTGATTAGTACTCAAAAGCAAGTTCAATTTGCAAAACGACCAAGTTTATTTTGATTGAACACCTTATGCTTTTGGGTGCTTTTATTTTTATTCTCATCTTGCTACCTCCTATATTTATATTATACTATTCCTTTTGCTATAACGCTATACTTTTTATAAACTTTTTCCGTTTTTTTACATAAAAAAAATAACCGCATCAATAAAGATACGGTTATCTAGTAAAGACCACGTACTTACAAATACGTTTAGAATCTCTTCGGCAACTTTACTATAGACAGTCTATGCTGTAGGCAAGCCCCCACAATTGCGCAGGAACTCACATTTAATCTGTAATTACATTATAACATAAAAAAATAGGCAAGTACCGAAGTACCTGCCAAAGATTCATCATATCCAATTATCAAACTGCACTAAACTTACCAAAACTACTTATTCTATTACCTGCCTTGTCTACCTCTCCTGTCGCGATATAACGACGTTGTCCGCTATTAGCTATATAAGTAATCCATCTATACCCATTGATACAATAAGCACCGTCATATGTGATTGTTGCGTTGTTGGGTAATACCCCCGTAATTCTTGAACTAGTTGAATAGCCATCTCTTACGTTATTACCTTTAACATTAGCAACTGTGTAATTGCCTTGTTCTTTTTTATAAGGGACATTATTCTTATCGAGTGTATAACCTGCTGGCACTGGTGGATTTTTTTGATTTTTAGCTGATGTTTTAACATTACCAGCTACCAAACCACCTATAGGCTTACCATGAATCGCACCAGCTATTAATTTAGAATACAAGTCATAATTCTTCTTAATCCAATCCATATCTTTTTTATTAGTAATAAAACCTAATTCAGATAAACGATAATTGATATTTATTTCTGCTGATACATTAACGTTTAGTAAATCATTACGAGGTGTTACACCTCTTATTTGTCCTAAGTTATTTTTAATAACATCTTGTATACTTTTATCAATAGTATCTGCATTGAATTGACTTGAGATAATAACATGCCCACCACTTGCACTTTCTCCTGCTGCGTCTAAATGAATCTCTAGAACAATGTCATACCCCTGTGATTTAACCCAATATAAGCCATAATCTTTATTATTTCCTACATTAACACCGTAAGCAGTATCTTGATACATATCTTGTGATTGACTTGAGCCACCATATAATGCAACTTCGTGACCTGCATGTCTTAAATACTTAGCGATATTTGGTGTTATATATTTACGGATAAAATCACGTTCATTTGTTCCGTTTCCGACTGCTCCAGGATCGTTATAACCATGACCGGCTACAAGCATAATTTTTTTAGGTTTAATTACTGCTTGCTTTTTGGCAGTTGCTTGCTTAATAACGCTTTTAGCCTTATTCCCAACACTTACTTTATCTGGGAAATTTAATCTAATGAAATACATTGGGTCATCATAATAATGAACATGTCTTGTAACAGTTTCAGGACCCCAACCAGGTTGCGCAACGCCATTTGTCCAACCTTTACCATTCCAATTTTGCCCATATGATGTGAAAGTGTTTAAATTTGCGTTCTCAACAATTTCAACATGTCCAGCTCCGCCACCATACTTTGACGGGAAAACGACAATATCCAACTTTTGCGGTAAAAAGCTATCATAGTTTTTAATTATTTGACCGTATTTTTCAATCCTTGCTTTATTATCAAATGGAATATTATAAGCGTATAAACCTTGTAACCTTTCGCCTGTTGCTATCATAAAAAACATATTTGCGTAATCATAACACTGAAATCCATAAAACAAATCAGGATTGAACTGCTTCCCTAATGAATTATCAAACCATTTTTCTGCTTGGTTTTTTGTTATCAACATTGGTCAACACCTACCCTAAATCATTTGTGTCGTTCATATTCGTAGGTGTCATCACTTCTTTAATTGGCGCTTGCCCTGTTGCTTTTCTATACTTGTTTTCAGCTTTATATTTCTTTAGCTTTTGATTTGCCCATTTACCTTCTTGAGATGTTGGATTGTCTTTATACGTAGTATATAAAGCAACAACAGTAAGTATTATTGATGATATTGTTTCATCGTCTACTGGAAGCGGGCTAATACCTTTGTTCGCTAAGAATTGATTTACTAATGCTAAAATTAATACAATATATCTCGCTATTACTTTTGCATCCATTTGCTCACTCCTTTTTTAGCAAAATAAAAAGCCAGTGCCGAAGCACTGACCAAAAACATTATTTACATTTACGACCATACAAATAGCATGACAACCATCTTGCCCAACTCATTTTGTCCACCTCCCTTAAGGTAATAACGCAGTAATTGATGCAGTAATGACTGCAATCATAACAATTGTTACAAGCGCCCATATGGCACCTACGAGCCATTTATTTTGGGCGAGTGTCTTTTCTTCGTTTTTTTGCGCAACATCTACTTGCGTTTGATATCTTTCTTCAATTCTGTTTAATATCTTTGTTTGCTCTAAATTCTCATCTACAACTTTATCTTGCTTATCTTTAAGTTCTTTATGAGATTCTCTTAGTTCATTATGATGTTGCTTATGTTCCTCTCTAAGTTCAAGCACATGATCAGCTGTTTCATTTGCTAGTATTTCAACATCATCCACACGTTCAACTAATTCAGAAAGCTCTTTTTTTATTTTCTGAATATCATCCAAAACTACACCTACTTTCTAAGAAAGCTATGAGCGTAATGCTCATAACTTAGTATAGTTACATTGTTTCACTATCAACTGATTTATCAGATGACAAGTCAGTTCTATCCACAACTTCTTTAACAACTTTCACGCGGTTTTGATTGCCTGTTAGTTGATACAAAAGATTTAAAGTTTCAGCAATCTTTTTAGCGTTTTCCTCAGATTTGAAATCTTGTGCGTAACTAGCTGAATCCGACGTTGTAAAACTGCCTACAAAATCTTGATACAAAACACGCTCTGTTCCCTCTTTGTCAATTTGCACTAAAATAAATCTCTCTGTTTTTTTGATAATTTCATTTGCCATATTAAATGACCTCCTTAAATTATTGTATAAAAATAGTGCCAAGGATTACTCTTCCTCAGCACTTTTGCTTTTTTCATTTTGTTCTTGTATATATGCTTTTAACATTGCATTTTCTTGCGTTAGTCTTGTGATTTCTTGCGATAAATAATGAATTGTATATTGTGGATTGGCTTGTAAACCTTGATTGCTATCATCCATTTATTAATTCCTCCAGTTTTTCGATTTTCAATTGCTGGTTTTTAATAATAGGTATTAAATGAACCCAAAGTCTATCGTATGCGATACCTTCAATTTCTCCGTTGTCATCATAAATAACAAATTCATTAAACCCTAGTTCTTCAACCTCTTCCGCTATTAATCCAGTATGTCGACTAAGTTTAAATGTATCATCTGATAGTTTTTTGCCACTTTCCAATTCTTTTGCCATTATTTCCGATTCGTATTTGTCAAACCATGTTCGAATTGGAAGTTTTAAAATTTCTTTTGAATGATTGAACTGTTCATCTTCATTGATGTATTGGTTTTCGATTGAAATTTTATACTTTTTGGCAGAAGTAGCACGCCCAATTGTTCCTGCTGAAGTAATGTGTAAGTTAGCAGGTGCTGAATAAGTACGCTTATAAATAGAATTAGAGGCAACTCTATCCCCTGCATTATCAGAACCTACCGCCAATAAATCATAACTTTGAATGCTTACGTAGCTATTACCATCTCTTCGCTTAACTAAGTTGAATTTGCCCATACCTGATTCAATTGTGGTGTCTCCACCAGTAGCATAGTCACCATTAACAACTTGAACTAATCCTTTATTACTACGTTTAGAAAATCTTAATCCAGCACCGTATTTATAGTTTTCATCTGAACCAAACATGATATAACCGTCAGTTTCATATGCACTATCAGCGTTGGATAATGTAAATGCGAAGCGGTTCAATCCAGGTTTATTTTTGGTATTTGGCGACAAGTATATCGGTGCTTCTCTACTTTCAATATTTGCTGAAGCATATGAATCGATAATAATTCGATTGTAGTCAGATGTTAAAGCAACCACACCACCATAAGAATTGATCGTTATACCATTCATACCGCTATCACTGTAGGTTTTATCCCACCATTGAATAGTACCGGATGAACCACCGTCTTCGCCCTCTCCATCAATATATGTTGAAATGCCAAAATGCGACATATAAAGTGAACCGCCTGCGGTATTATTTCTAAACCTTAGATGTCCATCTTTAAGACGTGTAAATATATCATCGGTTGATCGTTTCCCTTTCCAAGTTCTTTGTACAATACCGCCTAACTCAATAGAATCATTTTGAACTTGTACATAACGATTAGCATTTCCGCCTTTAATACCAATTCTATTCACATTGATGTCAAGACCTTCATTTGATAAGTTCAAGCTATTTACTATGTCATTTTTACCAACTTTGTTATTGATATTATTTGCGACTACATTAAATTCTTTGTTCGCTGTAATATCTACTTTGTCGCCACTGATTTTCACACCATCTTTATCAATTGTATGTGACGTAATCGCGCCATTTTCGTCATACCTTAAATAGATGCCTTTCATAGCATTTACGGTGATATCTGCTAACACTCTTGATAGTGTTCTTTTAGAAGCATTAAACTCATCTTTAGTAGCTCTCAAATTAATGTCATGACCGTTTTGCGCAATTTTAGTATCATATTGAGATAAAATTTGGTCTCGCTCTTTATTGGCTTTTTGAATTTGGCTATTTGTATAAGCACTTGCTATTCTACGTGCATCCATTACTTGAGTATCTGCATACTGGTTCGCAATTCTTTTTGCTTCATCTGCTTTGTTTTCAGCATGTGATTTAGCTTCTTCGAACTTTCTACGAGCTTCGTCAATGGCTCTTTGCTCTTCTTCTGAAATTTTATTGTCAATATACGCATTAGCTTCTTGTAATTTTAGTTCATCTTGCGCTCTAACATATTGTTTTAATGATTCTTGAGCTTGTTCATTCGCTTGTTTAATACTTTCTTGTATTTCAGGGTTATTCGCCACATCTCTTAATTTATCATCTGCATAACTCTTAGCTTCTTCTATGCCTAATTGATATTTCTGTAAAGATACTGTGTCATTAATTTTATTTGCCAAAGTTTCTCTTTTAGCTTCTTCAGTTTCTAAACGTTTAACTAATCCAGAAATAGTTGTCTCATAGATTTTTTTAGATACTGTTTCTGTCAATTTATCGGGCAATAGTTCAATTTGTGACGTTTGCTTTTTGATATCGTTTTTAATTGGTTCTAGTTTGTTATCAAGCGTTTGTGTTACTTCAGTTTTATCAGCTTTAAGATTTATTTTGTCTTCAAAAGCACTTATCTTTGCTGAATTTTCAATAATTTTATTATTAACATTTCCAAACACATCATCTTGATCACTAGAGTTCATTTTATGACTAGTTGCCACATCGCCTTTTTCTAATTGGAAATCTTTTATCCATACTTTTCCTATTTCTGTCGAACTACTTAACCAACCTGTATACCATGCTCCAGTACTAGCAACATCTAAGGTTAAAGTAATGCCATTATCTGCTAGTGAATAAGTAGGCGTAAATGTTATAGATTTTCTAGCCCACTCATCTTTTTTCAGTTTAATATTGCATTGATGATTATAATATCCATCATTTAACTGGTTAATTGTTACACCGTCAGTGTCTGTCTTTATTGTAAAACTAAAAGTGTACTTCTCGTTTTCTTGCCACTTATGATAGTTAAGTGTTCCGAAATTGATAGATTTCTTTTTGTTATAAGCAATGGCTTTATCATCGCCTGATGTTATTAAATCAGCTTTGTAATAACTTGCTTCTTTAAAAACTGATGGCGATGAATATCGGTATAAATTGCCATTATCGTTAATCTCTTGAAGTTTCTTTTTTATAGCAATTTCTATGCCGTTTTCATAGTTTTTTATTTCTTTCTGCATTGATTCTATCTTTTTATCAATTGGTAACAATGTACCTTTTTGCTGAGCGATTAAAGCATCTCTCATCTTTTCCAAATCTTGCTTGTTTGGTATTTCAGCACTTAATTGTTTTTTGTTAGAATCCCAATGACCGCCAATGCTTTCAGCAACTTTATCCATTGCTTCGTTAAATTTCTCATCTGTATACTGCGACTGTAATAATTTAAAACGATCATCAATCGAGATTTTCGCATTTTCAATAGCATTGTATAAAGCTTGTAACTTTTCACGATATTCCAAGAACAAAGCTTGGGTATCAACAAGTTTACCAATAGTTGCAGTTTCTTCTGTCATACTATCCAAATTCTCTTTTATTCTGTTGAAAACTTGCACAGTGTCATTTAATTTGTCATTAACTTCTTTTTTTAGGTCAGTATCAATTAAGTACTCTGATTCAATGACTTCTGACACTTCTCTCAATAACCTACTATGCTGAATCGTTAAATTAATAAATGTGTTTTTCAACTCGCTATATAATGCTTGTTCTCTACTAATTGCCCCAATATCTCCAGCTTTTTCAGGAGATGCTTTTATCCATTTTCCATTCCAATATCTGCGTAATACAGCTACTTCTGGGTTACTTGTATCAAGCCAAAGCATATCATTTACAGGGTTTTCGGGTGGTGTGTCAGATTTAATTATTTTACGTTCAAAATATTGTAATTCTCCCTCTAATGTTTCAGCTACAATTGTGTTAATGTTTGAAATATTATCGGATAATTTTTGACGTATTACATCTAAACGTTTATTAAATTCTTCTCGTAATTCAGATTCTTTGAATTCTTTAGGTTGACCAAATGTATATGTGCTATTTTCTGAAATCATGTTATATTCTTCGGCAATAACTTCTGCCTCTACATACAATGGCGGGTTAAAATCTCTATGTTTTACTCTGACTGTATCGCCAATTGATATAATCTCGTGCGGATACGTAACTTCCAAATCAGTAGAAGTAATCTCATATGACATAACTGCTGACTTACGCTTATTTAACTCTGTTTTGGCTAAAGAACGCAACCGTGTTTCATTCATATTTTGATCATCTGATTGAGGTTCGTATATTCCCCAAATATAACGGGTAGGTAAGTTAAATTGACTTTGTGCTTCATCATCTGTCACAACTAATTCTAAACGCTTTCCTTTGTCATTTTCGGGTCCCACAGCAATTAATGCTGTTTTGATTTCTGACATATCAATCTTCCTAGTTAACCCAACCAAATCTTTACCATACTCAATTTCTTTACCTTTGAATAAGCTGTTTTTCTTTTTGAGTACCACATATCTACCTTTGACGGTATTAGAACTAAGCTCAATATAAAAATCCAATACCATTTTATAGGTTGTACATAATTGCTTTAAAACTTCATATCTAGTTTGATAAGAAGTCCATGACGTAGTACGTAAGCCATCGTATTCGGTTTGTTCAGAAACTTCCCAACCTGTATCGCTCAACACATCTTTCAATGCTTCTGAAGTTGTCTTTTTCTCAAATTTGCCTGGTGCATACGGTTTAGCTGTTGTTATATCAGCTAAATAAGACGCTATACATTCTATTTCTGTGTAGCCGTCCATACCGTCCTGAACCCAATTAATAATAAACTCACGCCATTGTTTATTTGAATCTCTTATAATAACACGATGTCGTTCACGAAACTTTCCAGCTCTCTCTGAGGATATAAGCAACTCGAGCATCTCTGAATTGTCATTAACATTACGTTTATGAATCGCTCTAACTAAAGAAGGGTCATCAGTAGAAAGGAAATCTATAATTTTGTCGTTAAAATCTAAAACATGTATCATATTTCATCTCCTTTCTATAAATATCTATCTTGCCATTTAACCGTCGTATCAAAGACATTTTCTGGTTGTATGATTAACTCACTGTATCCAGATTCAACATTGAAATAATTACTCCCAAACGATTTCTCTGACAACATTGGTTCTTCGTTAATGACAACACTTTTCGCTTGCATATCTATTTTTACTAAATCCCCTTTTTGTATAATGACATCCCTTGCACCTTTCGGTTTCGGTAGAATCGCGGTATTGAATGAGCCGAGTCCGTTCATTTCCATCCACTTATAACCGTTATACTTCGCACTATAGATAGCTATGATAGAAGCAGGGCGCTGATAAAACTTACCGCCGTCTATCCACTCTTTTTCATCCATATCAATAGGCTTTCGTCTATCTGGGTCTTTAATGTGGTCAAATTTCCAAGTTTTAATCGAAAATTTATTCCCCACTCTTCTGAGCCTCATATAAACAACGATTCTGTCTAAGTTATACATTACCGGCTTATTCTGATAGTCATATATCTTTTTCGGGTCTCCTTTTTGGTTATACAACGTAACAACAATATGACCTATTTTTCTATCATGATATTTGTTTTCATAACCAATAGAAGCAAGCAACTTACCGTCACTGTCGTAAATGTGTTGAGCTGTTCTCCCAGCGCCTTTATCCTTTTGTTCAACAATACATTTATAAGTAATTTGAAAGTCTGTCATCGCTTTAGGAAGTCCGCGCTTCGTACCAGCACCAATCCAACCTTTTGCATCAGGAAAATTCGTTGCTTTATATCCTTCACCTAGATTGGATATCACAAAGTCACCACCGACCTTACCTCCTAAGTCATTACTTGGGATATCTTCAGTAGTCATCTTATTCCAACCTTTGAAGTCACGAAATTCAGTATGATAAACAGGAGGCATGTAATCTTTAACTTCTTTGGTTACTTCATCGTCACCAACCATGAAATAATCTTCATCATTTTTAGTAATCATAAAATAACTAGATGGTTTTATCGCTCGAGCTTCAACGATTAAAGGTGTATCAGCAGTGCCGTTATTAACAACTGATACTTGGTCAGAAATCGCGGTATTTTTGTTTCCTGTTACCGAGTATTTATAAGGGTCTGTCAACACTACTTTTATAGTGAACTTCACTGAACCTCTTGGGTTTTTCGGTAATTTTAATGGACCATCAAAATATGCAAACCAATACCAGTTTTGAGATTTGAATTTAAGTTGTTTAGGCGTTAAATCTTTAATATTGAAGAACTTGACCAATGCTTCTAATATATCATCGTGTGTTTTTTCACCACCTGGTGACAATTTTTCGTTTCGAATAATTAATGGTAATTCAAATTCGATATCATTTAGATAACGAGCTTTAACAATAGAGCCTGCTCTACCTTTCACACTTTCCTTTTCAGTAACAAAATTAAAAGAGGGTATCTCAAACCCTCTTTGTACAACTAACCATTCAATGGTTTTATTGTCTATTTGAATTGTGTCTTGCATTAGATTATCGTGCCTCCTCTTCTAAATCTAACTCTTGTAGATTCATGACGCTCTCGTTTATCGATAGAGTTGTTTACCTCATCTTCAAACACATACTTATTAATAACTGGTTCATAATCCTTATCCGCAATAACTTGATTAGACTCAACTAAACTAACCAAACAATTGATAACCGCGTCCAGTTTATTCTCCAATGTATGAACGTAGTTTGTATCACTATTACTTATACTTGGATTAGGTAAGTTGTTTGGTCGCTTATTTTTAGAACGATTATCAATATCGTTAGCAGCTAAGGCTAATAATTTGTGCGCTTCGTTCGCTCTACTTGGATCAGTAGGTATTATCCACTCTGGATACCCCTCTTCTCCTAAGTGGTACAATCCATTGTAGACTTTGCCACCAGTAGCATATGCGTAATCACCAGCGCGTTTGAATGCAGCTCTCCACGAGCCGGTTCTTGGTACCCATTTACCCACAATATATCTCATAGCCGATATAGCTTGATGAGTTGGGTTGAGAGGATTATTGTAACCTGACTTTGCGTACGCTCTAAATGAAGGATCTATCATTTGGAACATACCTCTTGAAGGTATACCAGCTCTTGCGTTGCTATCCCAATTATTAACTGCATTAGCTGTATAATTGGATTCACGACTCGCTACACGCATCATCTCGTTAGTAATCCAACTCGCTTTATATCTTCCCCCTAAAATATTTTGAGCAGCCTTAATAGCTCGTCTAGCATTATCTGCACCATTACCACCAGGTGCACTTTTGCCGCCTCCGTTATTCTTTCTTAACCACGGTAACGGGTCTCTATGCATTCCATTCCAACGCATCTCATAATGTAAGTGAGGCCCTGTACTAAACCCCGTATTTCCCGATATACCAACAGTCTGGCCTACTCTAACTTGTTGACCAGTTTTAACTTTATATTTAGATAAATGTGCATAAATAACTTCTAAGGCGCCTTTTACAATCTTCACCCATTTTCCATAACCACCATTATGAAAAGGCATAACTTGAGCTCTACCATTTATGGTTGATGGAACAGGTTCGTAAATGTAATCAAAATCCAAACCTTCATGGAATGGGCGTCCGGTTTCTCGCGTATAAGCAGCAGTGTGACCGTATAAATAACGTAATTTACTCATATCTAATACACCGCCATCACCCGAATCTGCGAAAGCATCCTCAAGCCACTTGATTGCACTTTTCTTAATCTTAGACCATGCTGCTTTTGTTATATCGCCAGCAATACCCATACCTTTAGTTAGAGAACTGAAATCAACTCCAAACGCTTGAAGTACATAATTTAAAAGTTTGCCCGGATTATCGATAAAGTCCATGACATCACCAACTTTATCGCCAAGCCACTTTGTACCTTTACCTATTTGATCTTTTGTCCAGTTAAATGCCGATGATGCACCGGATTTAATATCTTTCCACATAGTACCTATGCTAAATCTTGGAAGCGTTCCATTTAACATTGAATAAGTTTGTGCGCCGTTATATACTTTTGAACCTTTAGGTAAGTACGCTGTCGTATCAGTATTAGGCGTAAGTACACGTTTGCCATTAGGGAATTCAATCATTTCATTTCTGAAACCATTCGGACCATTTCCACTTCCTTTATCCCCAACCGTAGCGAACGTATCCCGCGCAATCTTACCGTTCTTAACTAATCTTGTGGTAGTATGCGTATGTTCAGTACCAGTGTGTAACTTCGGTATTTTGTCCATACCCAACTTACCACCGACCCAGTTTAAACCTTCAATTAATTTATTAAGACCTCTTTTAACAGCGTCTACCATGCCACCGATATGATCTTTAATTTTACCAATGATAGATTTTAAACCGTCACGCATGCTTCCAAAGATGTTACGCACTCTATCCCATAAGCGACCAGCTATACCTACCGTGTTATCTTTAATAGAGTTCCAGATGTTTGACATCCAATTTCTTAATTTAGTAAATATATCTTTCGTCGCATTCCATAAACTTGTGAATTTAGACCTTACACCCGTAAATAACGAATGAGCCTTGCCAACGGTATTGCTTTTGATATTATTCCACGTACTAGATAACCAGTTTTTCATATTAGTGAAAATAGATTTGACACTATTGAATAAGAAACCAAAAATACTTTTCGTCGCATTCCAAATTGCTGATAAAGATTTTGTAAAGATACCTTTGATAACACTCCAGATACCGGATATTAAACCTTTAAGTAATCCACCAAAGTATCTCACTACACCTAGAATTTTGCCTACAAACCACAGTTGTATTAAATTCCAAATCAACTGCACAGTACCTTTCAGTATCATTACAATGCCGTCCCAAATGCCTCGCCAGTTTCCTGTGAATAGACTAGAGAACACTTTGATGATACCCAAAATAATATTAATAGCACCTTGTATCACACCTTTGATATTTTCCCAAGTGCTGACAATCAAAGCTTTAACCGCCGGCCAAATAAATTGCATCACTTGCCAAATCGCAAACATGATTGGTTTAATAATAAAGTTAAAAATAAATTCAAAGGTTGCTTTAATAAAGCTAGCTATATTTTGCAAAGCTTGTGTTATTTCTGAGCCATTCTCTTTCCAGAAAGAGGCTAATTGAGCGCCTATCTCTTTGGCGAAACCAACGATTGCATCAACTACTTTAAAGAAAGTTGTTCTAATCGTATTAACTACATTTTGTATTCCTGCTACAGTTTCGGGTGGAAATATCTTCTCTAGGGTAACCACGCCTTTACTATCACCTTTGAATAAATCAAAGAAACCTTGTAACGCTAGTTTAGCTGCTTTAAATGCGTTTGCTACACCAGAGATTGCCTGATTTACAATATTTCTAAAAGTTTCTGAACGTTTATAAGCTTGATAGAACGCTATGCCAATACCAACTAATGCACCTACAATTAACGTTATAGGTAACGTTAAACTGGATATCGACACACCTAAAATCGGAAATAGTTTAACAAGTGATGCGATTTTAGTTCTTAAAAACGCGAATATACCACCAGCTTTATTAACGTTTATTAACAAGGGCCCTAAAACTGTCATTGCATTCCCCATCACGCTGATAAATAAACCGAACATAAAAACTAAAGGACCTAGAACCGCTGCAAATAATCCAAACCCAACAACCACTAATTGAATTGATGTTGGTAATTTAGTAACCCATGTCACTACTTTGCTAAAAGCACTTACTATAATCTTTAGTGCTGGTTCTATTCTGTCATAAATCGTTAGGGCTAGTTCTTCTAATTGCGATCTTAAAGTTCTTAATTTCCCACCTAAACCAGATTCCATTGTATCGGCCATTCTTTTAGATGCGCCGGTAGATGAATCTATAGATTTGGTTAACTTTTGATAGTCTTCATCAGAAGCATTTATAATCGCTAATGCTCCTGACATCGCTTCTTTACCAAATATTGTAGCTGCAGAACTAGCTTGTTGGTCTTTTGAAAGATGTTTGAATTTTTCCCTCAGTTGGTCTAAAAGCTTTCGCATAGGAATCATTTTCCCATTACTATCTGTAATAGATATTCCTAAGCGCTCCATTTCATTCCCCATAGCTCTAGTTGGACTTGAAAGATTGGTGAACATTGTTCGTAACGCTGTACCTGCTTTTTCACCTTTGATACCAGCATTACTCATTAAACCTATCGCAATAGATGTATCTTCAATCGTGTAACCTAACGCACCTGCTACAGGAGCGACATATTTAAAAGCTTCTCCGAGCCCTCTAACGTCCGTGTTTGCCTTCGAGCTAGTTTGTGCTAAAACGTCCGCAAAATGACCACTATCCTTTGCTTTTAAACCAAATGCCGTTAGTCCATCTGTAACAATGTCACTTACTGCTCCCAGTTCTTCACCAGATGCTGCCGCTAAATCCATAACTCCGCTTAAACCTTCCATCATTTGCTTAGAATCCCAACCAGCAAGCGCCATGTAATTTAATGCTTCAGCCGAATCTGATGCGCTAAATTTTGTTGTTGCACCCATTTCGCGAGCCTTTTTCTTCAAAGCTTCAAACTCTTCCCCAGTAGCACCTGAAGTTGCTTTAACTTTTCTCATACTGTCATCGAATTCAATACCTTTTTTAGCTGCTACAGCAAACCCAGCAACCACCGGCGCAGTTACATACATAGTCATGTTACGGCCTACATTTTTCATACTGTTACCAATTTCTTGAAGTTTAGGACCAAAATTATTAAAGTTGGTACCAAGTTTTCCCATTGCAGTATTTAATGCTTTCTGCTCTCTTTGCATGTCTTTTAATTCTTGTGTGGCTTGGTTTAACTCTCGCTCATATTGGTTTAATTTAGCGTAAGCTTCATTGTATTTAGCAGCCGCAGCTTGTGTCTTTGCACTGTTTTCACCAGTTTCTTTACTAAGTTTGTCATAACTATCTTTCAGCTCTTTAGTAATCTGGGCTTGAACTTTTTGTTTTTTACTCAAACCTTCGACTTTTATCTTCGACTTTTCTAATGAATTATCATATCTAGAAAATTGTGATAAATTAGCCGAAAGCTCACGCGAAACCATTTTCATTTGCCTATTTAAACCTGTCACACCTCTATTGAATCCAGAACCATCTAAATCGACCTTTATGACCATATTACCTATAGGATTAGGCATTTAAAAACCTCCTTTCTTCCAAGATGTAAATAAAAAATCAACCTTTAAAGGCTGATTAAAAAATATCTTTAAAACTTTTCGCAGTTCGCTTTGTTTCAATCTTCGATTCGACAATGTCTAAAAAGAAGTGTATCGGCATGTTAGCCACTTTTTCTGCATCCATGCCGTTTTCTATCAAATCTTTAGCTATTTTCCTGTAATTGTTGTAGACAGCTTCAGGTGTTAAATCTTCTTTTCTTATTTCTGATTCTCTGTCACGAACTTTTTTGTATCGCTAGGTTCCCCACCTGTAATTCGTCCAATTAACTGTCCAATCTTTTCAATACCTTCTTGACCATTTGGTAATCCTTTTTGAAGTTCTATACTAGTAAATTGATTATCAAAAGCTTCAACGATGAAATCCAAAACTTCTTCCAATACTTCCATTTGTACAGCCATGTTGTTTTCGTATTCATCTTGCTTGTTTTTGTATTCTTCCTGTTCTGTCACACTTAAGTTATTGAATTCTTCTTCTGTTAGATCTTTAAAATCAGCCCCCTTAAAGGCTTTGTTAAGTTTCAAACCTAATTTTGAACCTTGAATTGTTTCAAACAAAGTAATAATCGGCTTTGCTAAATACTTTTGATATTGCGGCTTTCCTGTTTTTGTAAATCCTGTAATTAATTCAATTGATGTACGTTCCATTATTAAATTCCTACTTTCTTTTTAATTTGGCCAAAATAAAAAGAGGGCGTTAAGCCCTCAAAACTTACATTTCTAAATTAGATTGTACTGTAATTTGCACAGTATCAGTTTGCTTTCCTGCAGTCGCTGTAACGGTCGCATTACCTTCCGCCAAACCTTTAACGAGACCAGTTGATGTTACGCTAGCATACGTTTGCCCCTCAGTCACTGCATAAGTTACTTTCTGTCCAGATGGTTCGGTTGTGGCTGATAGTTGTTTAGTAGCATCAACTTTAACTGTAACTTGTTCATCAGTGACGTTTACAGAAGTGACTTCAACTTTTTCAGTTTTTTTCATTTCTTTTTCTACAGATTCTGTAGTTTGTTCACCACGACTAGACATGAATTCATCATAAGTTTTACCAAACGTCTCCATAAATACATAGTCACGCCCTGTAGTGCTTCCTTTTGCATCATAACCAGTAACATGCGAGCTTTCATCAAACAAACGATCAATGAAGTTACCTTCTACATCATCATTTTGGAATTCAACCTTATCTTGTTTTGTTTGTCCTTTGATGCTTGAACGTGTGAATTTACCTTTGAATAAACCAACCCATTCAGAAGACTCATCATGATTACGTCTTTCGAATACAATTGCTACATCTGGCGGAATATCCTTAGCTCCATATTTATAACCGCCTGTACCTTTTTTAGCACCATTCAAGAATGCTTTATCGTCAGCAGGAACAGTAACAAATGTTGTCTTAACACTCAGTTTACCATTAGATACAGCAGTTGCTGCGACCATATCATCTCCATAATCTTCCTCGGTATCTTGTGGACGGTCTACTTCAATTTCTTTTAAGAAACGAATACGTGTGCCAGCTCCAGTTTCCCATTCATTTTCTGTATCTTTTAAAATAGGTGCATAATAAAAGTTTGATACCCCAATTGCGATACCCGAAACTCCTGTATCTGCAAAATGTTGTAAGTTTAATTTTAAAAATCTTGGTGCTTGTTTCAATTTTTCAATCATTTAATTTTCCTCCAATTTCATTGATAAAATCGAGCCTTTTGCTCTTATAATATGTCTGAATGACATGACGTCACTTTCGTATAACGGTTCTCTGTAATAACATTGAAAATTCATCACTTTGAGTAACTCAACAATTTTTTCTGCCTGCTCGTTCGGTTCATCTTGAGACCACCAAACATCAATTTGGTAATGATATTCTCTTGAAATCTCGTTATCATCAGCGTATGTGTCAGGATTGAACGGTAAGGGATATATACGAATAATAGGCTTGTCAGTTTTTTCGTGAAAATGGTCATCTATAGTGTAGTTAAACACATTCACTTCATCTGTAATGTTATTTGCAATAATAGCGTTTCTAATTAACTTGGTAACATTAATCATTTTTGCAACCTCTTAGCAGTATCAAGCATTGTTTTTAAAACTTTGTTTTTCCCTTGCTTCTCTGTTTTTGTTATAAACAATTGTGGTTTTTGGTACATTGTTCCAAATTCTGTTGCATGAATACGATGTGAGACACCTTTAGCGTAACCAATTGTAACGATTTTTTCACTTGTGTGTCTGTCTGTTTTCACATTAGAAACAGCTATGTGATCGCGAGCATGCTTTTTAGTATTCGCGAAAGGTGTATTACTTTTTAAAAGAGGGACTAATGACATAGCCCCAGCTTTGACAATTACATTACTATTTAAATTCATTTTTAAAACTGCATTTTTCAAACCTTGTTCAATATTATTACTTTCAATTCTTGCTCCCATTAAATGACCACCTCGCCATAGATACGCAAATAAGATTTATCTTGATAATCTGGCTTTACATATTTGATGTTAAACCTTTGCCCTTCATGCAAGACGTAATGCTTATTTGTTGGTTTATAATCACCTCGTGTATCTCTGATAATAATAGTTTTAATGAATTTGCTACCTGTATTGAGATTCGTTTGAGTGTCGGATTCTTTAGATTCTTGAATGCAAGCGAAACAAGAGTATAATATTTTCGTCTTCGGTTTCGTCGGATTTCCATTCACTCTCTCGCTTACATCTTCACAAAAATCTATACGTTCATTTAATTTATTGGAATTAAATTTCATCTTTTTCACTCTCCAAAAATTGCTCAAATGAACCTCTCAATTTATGCACCGTACTTAAAACCATATGTGGCGCAAGCGATAAATCCCTATCCAAATAAGCAATACGGTTTTCAAAATAGTAACTTGCTAGAGGGTATATAGCACGAGCAAATAGAGGATGACTTTTAAACCAATCAATATATTTACTTGGTTCATCCGTAACAGCGCTAGCTATTTCATGGAATGCCCAAGAGTAATATATTCCTAATAAGTCGTTCTCTGAATTGTGATCTATTTTGCAATGTTTTTTTAATAACTTAAGTTCCTCAGCTGTTAATTGCATTCAATCACCTATTCTTCTTTCACTCTTTCAAGTATTACTCCATGCTCTTTCAGCTTTTTGTTAACATATTCAGCACGTTTTACTGTCATTTCAACACGTTTACCTGACTTTAAATACTGGCCTTTTTCCAAGTCAGTATAAGATTTCTTCACTTCATACATTGCCATAGTTTATCACCTCTTTATAAAGTATCGAGCGCTTATTATGCTTCTAATCCAAGATCGCCTTCACCGCGTTCACTATCATCATATTCAATCACAATTGCTGATTTATAATCTAGAATTCGACAATCTTGACGTACAGCAATCATTAAACATTCTCCGAAATGCATGTAGTCAGTCCATGATGCTTGGTATTGAGAGCGGTCAAATAAAACAATCGCATCTTTTAAGTTACCGATAATCAAAGTGTTATTACCTTTTTGCCCTAGTACTTCATCAGGTAAAATTTCGATTTTAGCTCCTAATAAACGCTGTTGCGTTTTTTCTTTAACATCTGGTTGGATTAAATAGTTTCCTAGCTTATCTTTCATTTTATCTAATTTTGCAAACATAGTTTGCGAAACAATTGCAACATTATGTTCGTAATTCGGCTTAACATTCAGGTTGATAGCATCTTTAATATCATCTAAAGATTTTGCTTTTTTAACTTCTAATTTCTTGCCTTCTTTTTCAAAACCTGAACTTGTAGAACCCGTTGACCCTTTAGTGATAACATCAATAATTGCTTTGTTTCGTGTTGCTGCAATAGTTCGCGCCATCCATAGTTTCAATTCTTGCAAAACATTCACTTTTGCATCTTCGATTGCTTCACGTGAAATTCGGAAGTAACCACGGTGTGTATTAATGTCATATGCTAATTGGAAGAATGGTTTAACTGCTAATTCAGGGTTTTCTTCTAATTCTTCAACTTTTTCAAGGGCTGCAACTTCTGATTGTCGTACTACCGGATATTTACCAGAACCATTTGTAACACGTTTGACCGTCACATACTTATCAAGATTAAACTCAACCTCTTTTAATTTTAAAATATCTGTAACAATTTCCTCTGGAATAACTACAAATCCTGAGTCTGTTTTTAACGACCCACCTTGAATATCATTGCGTGTTTCAAGATATTCAGTAAAATCTCTAACTTCTTGTGATGTTACCTTTGTGTTTTGAATCGAAATACCTAAATCATTAATGTTTGCTTGGTTTCGATAAGTACGTGCTTCGTTTACTTCCACTGATTGTTGATTGTTTTCTGAAGTTCCATCTTTTTCTTTTAGCTTATCTAATTCTTCTTGTTTTTCTTGGATTTGAGAACGTAAATCAGTAATTTCTTGTTCTAATTTTTCTGCTTTTTCTAACTCATCGTTATTAAGTGCTCGCGTTGCATACTTCACCTTTAAATCAATTTGTCTTTTAATGTCTGAAATCTCAGATTGTAACTCTTCTTTTGTTTTCATTTAATTTCCTCCTAAAATTGGCATAAAAAAATAGACATCGCTATATTCAGCATGTCCAATGGCTGTATTTGATAATGGTGTTCAACTTCACCAAATATTATTTAATATAGAGTGTTTCTTTAGTCTTATTTCTAATTCTTTTTTACGTTGTTCTTTTTTAACGGTTTCAATACTACGTAATGCTGGTTTAACATCAGTGTCTTTGTAAGCCGGATAAGTCACTACAGAAACATCTGTAAGTTCACGAATTGCTGTTAAAGTACGTTTGTAAATGTTTTCTTGTTCATCAAAACGCACTTCATCGCCTTTATCGTCAAGCATAAAACCAAACGAACATTGATTGATGTTGCCTACACGCATGTTCTCATATAAATCACGTGCAAATGTTGTGTTTGGTAACTTACAACGATATTTAAGTCCAACATCATCAGTTTCGAGCTCCAAAGTACCCGATTTTGTCCTACCAATTATTTGCGATGGGATATGATCTACTAAACAACGCACATCAGATAAATCAGTGTTTTCTAAAGCGCGACGTGAAATCGTTTCTTTGAATCCACCAAGATTTTCAGACCAAGTGTCAAACTTTAACGCATACCCCTCTATGACCATTTCGTTGTTATCATTTGAGCGTACCTCAATAATGTTGCCAACTCTCGTTTCCTTACTCATTTTCCTCACCACCTTTCAATTTTTTATCAGTAGCTCTCGATTTATTCATCTGATACTCATCTACAAGTTCAATATTTACATGGTTTAAATCGACTCTGTGAATGCTACCATTACCGCCTGGTATTGGCGCTAATCCATCACGTTGTCTAATTTCATCGATATTCATCTTTCCAGAATCAATGTTAATTTTGTCAATTTCAGCTTGTGTTTTTTCATCAACAACTCGTATTTCAGTGGTATCAAATTTAAATTCACGATTCACATATTCATCATTAAACTTAAAATTCAATTCTGCACAAACGCATGTAATATAAGGTTTTAAAGTTGATAAGTAATCTAAATTAGCATCCGTGATACTCATGTTCGCTGTTTCTATGCCGAACTTATGCAATGGAATACCAAAAACACCTGCTATTTCTCTTGTTGATGATTTGTTTTCTCTGATAAGTTTTAAAACCTCTGTATCAACTTCTAATTGATCAAACGTCATTGATTCATCGAGTACGACAATTTTTCCCGCTTGCTTAGTTCCACTGAAACTTTTGTGAAATTCTTCTCTAGCACGGTCTCTTGCTTTTTTATTATCTAATACACCTTTCATTTTCAAAATACCGCCAGCATGTGTACCATTTCGCAAGAAATTATTAAGGAAGTCTTTACCATTGTTATCTGATTCTATCGTGCGACTTAATGTGTCTAACAGTGACAAACCATTTATACCATCCAATGAATAAAACTTGATGTCTAACATATCCTCGAACTTAACATTACGCTCTATATTATTTCCGTTACTGTCTATCCTTTGATGAAAATAATATAGTCGACCTCTAGCGTCCGATTTCAATTCTATCTCGGATGTCTTTCTGAACGTTAAATTCATAGGTTCTCCTGTTTTATCACGTGTAATTTCAATATAGCCGTGCGATGTTAGTAGTGCACTAACAAACACTACTAATTTGAATATATAGCCGTTATACATTGGGTTAGGGCGTGTATTTAACAAATTAACAATCCTGTCACTATAATTAATTTGACCATTCATTGTCACCCTAATTGGCATGCGTGCCAAATCCGAAGCAATCATCATAACTGCAGTAAAGATGTCGCTATGCCTAATTGCTTCTATATCTTTATATTTTCGTAATTTTGTTCCATGAAAACCTGGCAAAGTTTGAACCATCATTTGCAAATCGTCTTCATTGTATTGCAAGTCTCGTTTTTCATTTTTATAAAAAATACCCACAATTGCTAACTCCTTTCTTGATTGCTTTCATGATTTAAAATCAACGAAATAACAATCAGTGTTATACCAGTGCATAAAAGTCCTATATTTTGACCGAATGCTTTATATACAGAAACGTTAACCACAAACAAACCTAATAAAAAAAGGATGCTAACCAAATTAGCAACCAACAAATTAAAAAAAGCATTTATTTTATTCAAGTCCATTTTGTCACCACCTTTAAAATCCAAATTCTTCACTTTCATATTTTTCTGTCCAATTTTCTTGGAATTCGTGCATTCTAGCTTCAGTGAAAGCTGTGATAATCGAAATAATTGGATCTATTTTTTGACGATTCATTTTTTTATTTATTTTCACATTGTCTTCTCCGTCACGAATCAAAACGGCATTATTAACTGACGTTGTAAGTAACATATTATCGTTATGCTGTATTCTTTCATCTGCAACCCACATTCTAAATTCTTTAATAGATTGTGATAACGCCTTGAAACTCTGTCCTACTTCAATAAGTGGCCAATCTAAAGCCATTGATTCGATTGTTGTTATAAAGCTTTGAGCATTCCAAGGGTCATAGCAAACTGCCCTTACATTCAGGTCATGCGTTGTTATAAAATTCATGATAAAATCGATAACTTGTTTATAATCAATCATACCGCTATCTGATTGTGTAGCCTCCGCTTCGCCACGATCAATCGCTAATTCATAATTTATTTTATCTCTCTTAGATTTTTGTTCTAGATTTGTTCTTAATCCAATGAAAGAATGACTATGTAAAAACACTTTTTTGTCGTCGTTAGGAAAAATAAACCCTACAGATGTTAAGTCATCCAATCTCGATAAGTCGACACCTATATATACATCTTTACCGTTGATATTAGGCATAGGAGTTATTACTTGTTCCCAATCTGAAATATCTAGCAAGCTATCCTCTCTTTGAGCTTGCCATAAATTGAAGTTTTTAATCAAAATCTTATGATATGATGTTCCTTTTTCTAATTCGTCTTGTATATCAGCCTTGACGTTTTGAAGTATTGTTTTTCTATGTTCTTTTGATTCTAAAAGTGGCATTGCTTTAATCCACTTTGTCTCATCTTGAACTTCTTCTTGTGAATCCATTTCAGCACAATATACAAAATAATTGTCGGCTTTAACTTCCTCATCTAAAATACGTTTAATATACTTATACTCTTGGTACATTTGACTATTCAAATTGTCTCCAGCCGTTGAAACAAGTAGTGTTAAAGGATTTTTTTGTAATGTCATACCTGTTTTAAACCTTGAGTACATCTCATCATCAGGCATACTTGCCAATTCGTCCAAAATAGCAACTGTAGGATCTTTACCATCAACCGCATCTGGGTTATTGGAAAGAGGCGCAAACACCGAACTACTTAATACATCTTCAATATCCGTCTTTCTTACATCTGTTTTTTCACGGATAAACTTACTTTTACTTCGCATTAGGTTTACTTGTTGGCTTGCCATCTTGAATATAGTTTGTGCTTGCTTATAAGTTGATGAAGCTACATAAATTTGTCTATTAAATTTAGGGTATTGTCCAAACAACAATTCATTAACAGACATTCCTGATACAATTAGAGACTTACCTTGTTTTCTAGCCATACTTATGTAAGCTTTAGTAAACATTCTGTATTGGCCTCTACGCCAGCCGTACAAGCTACCAACAATGAATTTTTGAAACTCCATAAGTGGCATGGGTTGGTTTGTTTTAGGGTCTGGAAGCATTTCGACAAATTCAATTGCTTTGTTAGACAAACGATTATCCCAATGACAACCATTCGGCGGATTCTCCATAAAAGAAAGATGACGTTCGCATACTTGTATATTCTTCAAACTTGCTAAAATTTCGCCTGTAACTACTTTTTTTGCATATTGAGTAACATAATCTGTCATTACTAATCACTCACAAATTTCATATACGGATCATCATCTTCTTTTTCCTCAGGAACCATAATACGCAATCGGCTATCAATAGTTAATCCTAAAGTATTAGCTGTTTGTTGTAATCGTATACCCGCTTTTTCCTTTATGTTGAACGCCGGATTAACCTTTTGATTTCCTCTGTCGTCTTCTAAAATCAAGTCTTCGCGCTCTAAAATCAAACTTGCTTTAACAAAGTCGCTATAAAAACTACAATATTGTGCTAATTGTGCTTTATCTAGGTTTGAAATTGGCAATTCTTGCATATGCGGTACAATTCTTAGGTATTCTTTTTTCGCTATTTCATCTAAAAAATGTGGTGGTTCAGTATCAATTTTAGAAAATTTATTTAATTGAGCTTCTTGACGCTCTTTTTCAATAATTTCTTCTTTTGTATAATTCTTGTTCGAATTTGACAAAAGTTTCTTAGGTCTACCCGCCATAAATTAGCACCTCCTACTAAAAAACTTAAATAAAGGGAATTCTTTGAGAAGAAAACTCTGCTCCGTTCTCCAGAACCTTTCATTGACGCCCGTTTCATCTTTGGGGGGCTTCCTATTTTTATCTTTTTTAATATTTCTTCAAATCTTCTTTTGTCTTTTGGTTATGGCAAGCATCACACAAAGGCTGTAAATTACTTTTGTCTAATCTTCTTGCCCAATCAATTTTCGTTGGTACAATATGGTCAACCATAGTCGCTTGATTGCCACAAGAAACACAAATAAAATCATGTTCTAACAATACAATTCGACGCATGTTTTGCCACGTTTTCGATTTATAAAATCTTAAATACTCCGGATCATTTCGACGTCTCAAATCATTGTAATTTTCATTTGTATATCGCTTGTGTTTATCACAATAACTTTCGTTATGATTAATTAATACATTACATGTTGGATGACCACATCGCTTCATAATAGACAATGCACATCACTCCTTATCGACTTTCTTAACATCTTGCACAGTCACTTGTCTATCATCTTTATCATTGCTAATTAACAATAAGTTTCCTATTGATCCATCGACATGATACTTACTACCTTGAAACAATACTTTGTCTCCTTGTCTTATATCATTGTCTACATTGATAGACTGATTAGGTTTATTCATCAAGATAGTGTTAACACTATGACCAGCTATCGCATCTAAGTTAATACCTAATACGTTAGTAAGATTAGCTATATTCCACAACGCTTCGCTAAGTTCATTTATCATAACTCCTTTATCTATCGGCACATTAGAAAACATATGCTGTTTAATTAGATCTGTAACATTGCCTGTAGATTGAGTTAAACCTAAACCGTAACAAGTAATAGATTCATTTAAATTCAATTCATCATTGTGTGTACGTGTAGCTATCTCTTGATACTTTGATATCTCCATTCTCCACCTCTTGTTTATAAAAATAAAAACCCTCACTTAATGTGAGAGTTCAAAAGAAATATAAATGTTTTGCTACACAGCAATTATAATAAAAAACAATATGTAGCATCAAAATTAGTCCGATGTGTACGATGTGTCCGAACTGTCCGATGTGTACGATGTGTCGGTTTCTTGTTGTAAGTTATAAAGTATATTTACTATATCTTTTACTCTAGAATAAAAATTGTCTCTGCCTATATCAAGAATACTCATAATCCTATTATGACTTTCTCGTTGTTTTAACATTTGTAAAATATGATAATCTTTTTCATTCGTAATGTATTCTTCATATTCATCAATGAACGCTATCTTCTTAATTAAGTAATCGTACTTTCTAAGCGCTTTGTTTTTGTTTATAACTTTAACTAACACTTTATTGCTAGTTGTGCCTTTTGCTTTTGGCATCGCAGATTGATAACCATATTGTGCAATTGATGTACTTTCGTTATCGTAGACTTTACTGTCTATTATGTTCTTCATCCATTTGTAGTTATCTATCATTTCACGTATTTCTTTCCTGCTATACATGCAATACCTCCGATAATATAAATTACTTTTTAATATCGTTATTCATTCGCTTCAATTCAATCCTGTATTCTTCTAACCCGTTGTATCCTTTAGTTTTAATTACTTCATCAAGTAGATAATCATTCATATATCTGAGTGCTTGTATCTCTCTTGCACGATCGCTATTAATACTAATACAAACTAATAGCAATATAGCAAATACAATAGTCGTAGCAATCCACATCACTCACTTACCTCCGCCCGAAAGACATAATCACTCGGCGCCTCTACAGCATCATTAGCCGTCATCATAATATATACTTGCTCAGTTACATACTTACCTAGCTCATACATCGCTAGTAAGAATAATAGTCTTAATATTTGTTTAATCATATACTGACCCCCTAAAAAGCGTGATTGCTTCAATTGCATCTGTTTTAACCCATGATGTCTTATTTAGCGTATCTTTTACGCGAATATAACGGGCTTTACTACTCGAAATATTTTCGACATATTTACTAAAAGTTAGATTTGTTGTTGCGTAATAATCTCTACCTGTAATAGAGCTAATTTGAACTTCTATCATTTCCCACACTCCCTTATATTTTCAAACAACTTACCCACTTTAATAATTGCATCCCTTTTAACTTGTGCCTCGTACTTCTCTTTCGCTTCTTCTTTACTCTCCGCATCAACAACTGTAAACCTTTGATTGCTCTTAGCTTTCGTCTTTATGTTCAAATGCTAATGCTGGATATGTTTTCATTATTCTTCACTCTCCAATTTCTCTAACACATTCTCTGCATCTTTATTACCATCAAATAAATCCATTGCGTATATGAAACTTAATATATGCTGTTCTCCTATAATATTTCGGTTTTTGGCATTTCTATATCGGATATAAGTTTCTAAGTAGTCTTTTTTAAGTTTCTCCCACATATCTTTATACTTATACACGTCTTCAATTTCTTTTAATAATCCCTCTGTATCATTACCGTTATACGCACTAGCACTGATAACTGATTGTTCAATTTGTTCGCGGTTATTCATTTGTGTCATCCTCCATCTGATCTAAAAATTCGTAGAACTCATTTGTTCCGTCTAGTTTGTACATTCGGTACAATATAATACTTGCGTTGCTTTTAGCTCCTCTATATATAGCTACTGCCTTGTTCGCATTGCTCTCAAGCTGTAGTTCGTTAAGTCTAAAACGGTAAAATTCGTATCTTCCAAGCAATTCATTTTTGAGTGTGCACCACATGTCCTCTAACTCTTTATTGCGTTCTCGTAACTTCGCTATATCCCCAATAAGATCATCTCGTTGCTTCTTGTACTCATCACGTTGTTTTCTCATCTTCTTCAACCTAGCGTCCATTACGCCTAGTTGGAACCCTGTATCATAGTTCATTCTGTTACCTCCAATAAATGAGATGATTCAAATATGTTGCCTTTAACCTCACAGTCATATCTAAGGAAGGATTTTTTGTCTATATACTCAAAGTAATCATTTTCAGAGAGTACACCCTCAAACATAAAATCTTTTAATTGAATGCCATTTACAATATCAATAGATATCACTGCTCTATTAATTGTATCTACTAAAGACTCATCGTCGCCCGCTATCATGAGTACTCCATCTTCGAACTCAATAATATCGCCGTCATATATTTTGGTGTTGTTTTTGTCTTTAAGTCCTGTGTATTGCAATAATTTTACATCACTAAAAGGAATAAAATTACCGTCACTTTCGTCATCAATCATCTCATTAGTCCATATACCGCGTGCATCAAAATGAATTCCATGAACATCTAACATTGTTTTTTCATCTTCATCCCATGCTCTAAATTTCAGTATCATTCTACCAACTCCCCATCTTTCCAAATTAAAGTTAAAGTTAGGTCATCATTTAAGATATAGAATGCTTTAGCAGGCACACATCTGCCATATAAACATTCTTTTATACTAGTGTTCGTATATAATATAGAGCTATAGTCTCCTTCTATAGGCTCGAACACTTTAAGCAACTTATCAAACTTAGTCTCTTCAGTGATTTCCTCTTCAACTTCGACTATGAAAGGGATATCAATTGGAGCAAAACCTGATGTCGTACACTTATTTGTATATGAATCAAAACGAACGATTCCATCAGCGAAACTCTTTGTAACAAAAACTTTTCCTTGTGATAGCTCCGGATTTTCTCGAGCCCACTTAATTAATTCGTCTAATGTCATTTCTTTTTTAATTTTAATTTTCATCATTTCCAACCTCCTGTAATTATTTCTTTTATTATTGCGTCTACTACATTTACAGTTACTGCATTACCTGCCTGTTTATATAATTGACTTTCGCTTACGCCACTATTTTTTGCTTTATAGTACTGGTCATCACTAAATCCTTGTAATCTCCAACATTCCAAAGGTGTTAGTTTACGAATTCTGACATTCTTAGTTATTACACATTGATTTACTTCAGTTGCTTGTAATGTTTGAGCCACTTTCTTGCCAACACGTCCGCGTCTAGTTTTGCTATCCGGAAAAGAAATATTTATACTATCTCCATGTTCTGCTATCGCATAACCTTTTTTAGTTGCTTCACGTATTGCGATTCCATGTTTGTCTTGACTAGTTAATGTGTACATTGGATCATCATGATTTTTGAATCTTCTTCCATTTTGTCTTTTATTTAATCTTTCTGGCGTTAGTACTGGTACAGCAATTTGTTTAGCACCTTTATAATCTCTTGCTGCAACTGTTGGCGATAACCCATCAATATCGTGAATATCTTTTGAATGATGCCCATTTGCTGATGTATTTCCAACAATAGCCACTTTTGGTTGTCTTCCTCCACCTTGCATTGTGTTTAGCGTTGGACTAACTTTATTAATGCTGTGCACACGATTATATTCTTCAAAATTATAATGATTTAAATTTCCTGACAGATTCCCGTCTAAAACTAACTTTTTAGTCTTTTCATCAGATAAGTAATACTTTTCGTCGACATCTGTTTCAAGGACATCACTAAGTTTTGTATTTACACTTGATTGCTTTTTTATTAGTTGAAATAATATAGGTTCTATAAACACATCTTTGCGTGTTGCTAATATAAACACTCTTTCTCTATTTTGTGGAACTCCCCAGTATTTACTGTTAAACAGCCCCCATTCGACGATATACCCCAGTTCATCCAACGTTTGAATGATTGTTCTGTAGGTATTCCCTTGGTCGTGTGAGAATAGCCCTTTAACGTTTTCCAATAAAACATAAGATGGTTCGATTTCTTTAATTGCCCTTGCAATATGAAAGAACACTGTTCCCCTTGTATCTTCAAACCCTCTGCGTTTCCCTGCGATACTAAAGGACTGACATGGAAATCCTCCTGTAATAAAATCGACTCTTCTTCTAAAAAGTCTGAAATGGTCATCTGTAATTTTAGTGACATCATTTAACTCCTCCTCTCCTTGAGTATCGTAAATTGCTTTATAACTTTGCTTTGCATATTTATCGATTTCTGCAAATGCTATGCACTTTAATCCGTATTTTTCTAATGCTGTTCTAAATCCACCGATACCACTACATATATCTATAAAATTCATGCTTTTGTCCTCATGTTTTTCGTAATACAAACTGTTTTGTGTAATATAATGAGTGAATTCAATTTTGTTTTTGAATTCCTTTTTAACTCCTTTAAAAATCGTTTTATAATGTCCGTGAAAGTAATAAGTGCCATTGACTTCGTGAACATGTGCAACTTTTCTGCCGTTTTGATATAAGTAACGTTTGCTATCAAAAAACTGTTTCATAATTTACGCCTTTTTAACTTTTGGAAATACATCATTTTCCATTAAATACTGTGTGTAACGTCCTCTTGGATGTTTCTGAGGTACATTAAACAAATGCGGCTTCTTTCTTCTTAGCTCAGCCTCTTTCTTTCGCTCTCTTTCCAATTTGCGTGCGAGTCTAGCTTGTTCCAGTCTTTCTATTGTTTTCTTTTCTCTGTACTCGCTTAAACGCATGCCTTCTGGTGCATCCATTGCTTCATGTAGTTCCCAACCGTCTTTTACTCTTTTGGAAACCATTCCAGCCGTTATACCGTGACTTTCAATTAATTCCATTTCAGATATGGTAAACCTATATGGTTTATCGTTTATTGTTACAATTCTTGCTTTTCTCGCCATTTTATCCACCTCTTATATTTCTTCTATTCGTATGATTATTTTGGGCTCAATTCCATAACGCTTTGAGCTAGTTATTTCTGCAATTTGGTTATCGTCTTTCCATACATGACCATTACAAGCATCTAATACCGTTTTAATTAAGTTATCGATATCCGGCTTAGTCACTTTATATTGTCCAACCATTTCGCTTTTCTTTTTCTTCGACCATGATTTAAGCAATGGAAAGTAAAAGTCTAATTCGATTTTTAGCGCATGTTCTAGATTCAACTTAGGCATTTGCCCTTGTATATACGCTTTATGCTTTGTATAAGCCGTTGGCATGTAAGTTTGAACAAATCTACCTGTATTACGAAAGCGTGGACGAGGCGAGCCCATCGGCGCATTAAACACTTCGTTAAATTTAATTTCTATCTCCATGTAACCCCTCATATATATTCAAATAAGTTTGTTTGGTGTCCTAACTCCATTTGTTCATTATCAATAAGTGTTTTTAATTCACAATCGTCTAAATACCAACGTCGACCATTAAATTTTGTTTCTTTTATTCCAACAACTAAATGCCGACCATCTTTAAAATGTGGTGTAACTGAAAACATTTTGTTGCCGTCATGATCAAATAGATAGTATTTATCAAATGCATCCATTTTCAATCACTCCCATTTGCTATTTAGACGCTTAATAAAAGCCTCTCTGTCTCTCTCAAGGTTTTCATCTACTTCCGGCGTTTCTGCCTCTCTCATGTTGTCTGTGAGCCATTTAGGCGTTTTTTCTTTCGATGGTTTAACATGAGGTTTGTAGGTTTGCTTTTTGCTTTCAAGTTGTTGCTTTTCAAATGCACGTACTTGTTCAATAGATTTCAAGTTTGCATTAAGCCATGTATTCAAAATGCTTTTAGCATATCCCCAATTAACTTTGTTTCTGTCTTTAGCGATTTTAAGTGATGCCGTAACTATTTCATCTGAATCATTTTCAAATGAATCAAGATAATAATTTAAATCGTCTAAATTGTAAGGAGTTATGAAACCGAATCCGTTATCTTGGTAGAAGTCGAAGGCAGTTGCCTTCTTCTTCTCATTCTCACCATTCTTTACATTCTCCCCATTCTTTACATTCTTGTTTGTGTTGATTTGTTGTCCATTTGATGTTGATTTGTTGTTGATTTGTTGTCCATTTGATGTTGATTTGTTGTCGTTTTTGCTGTCGGAATTTTCTTCCATACTTTGATATAACGCCCAATTGACAACGGTTATAACAGAAAATTTGTTGTCGGACTTTACGACGATAGTTCCAAGGTTTTCTAAAAGTTTTATGTAGTCTCTTACTGTGGATTCTTTGAGACGTAACTCTTCGCTTGCTCGCTTTCTCCCGAACACAAATTGACCTTTTTCTAATTCAACAACCCGCCTGCCAACAAGCTGTGTATGTTCCTTATGACTAGCTTTCATAAGACAATACGCAAATACTTTGAATAACTTTTCGTTCTGAAAAATAGGCGAATCTAATAGTTTTCTATGAAGTTTTATCCAACCAGTCATATACACACCTCACTTTCAAACCGGTTAAATTAGAATGGTAAATCATTGTCATCTATTTCAATCGGACCATTAGCATTTGCGAACGGATTATCTTTTACTGGTTTGTTATATGGATATTGCGATTGCCCACGTGTTTGTTGTACTTGTTGTTGATATGCATCTTGTTGAGAGTCATTTGTGTTCTTTGGTTCTAAAAATTGAATACTATCGGCAACAACTTCCGTAACGTATACACGTTGACCTTCCTTATTTTCATAGTTTCGCGTTTGTAACCTACCATCTACGCCCGCCAACGATCCTTTAGATAGGTATTTATTAACGTTCTCTGCTTGTTTTTTAAATACGATGACATTAATAAAATCTGCCTCGCGTTCTCCTTGTGCATTTGTAAATGTACGGTTAACTGCTAATGTGAATGATGCTACATTTACACCACTTTGAGTGGTTCTTAATTCTGGGTCTCTAGTTAAACGACCAACTAATATTATTCTGTTTATCATTTATAAACCTCCAACATAAACGGGCACGCCCGTCACTTTTTGTATTTCACTTTTAATGTATTTTGCATTTGAATTTTGACTACTTAAATGAATTAAATGTATTTCTTCGAGTCTAGTTAAATCATTTGCTTTTAACATTCCGATAGCATGTTCTAAGCTAAAATGAGACTCCATAATTCTATTTGCTAATGTGCTGTGCACACTGCCGTTTTTTATGTTTTCCTGCATTTGTTCATAGATATAATTAACCTCTAACATCATGTGCGTAATGCCGTTAAATTTGTATTTCAGATACTTTGTATCAGTAACATATAGAACCTTATAACCTAATGAGCTTTGTAATAAGAAAGCCACAGGCTCGTTAGCATCATGTTCAATGTCAAATGGTAAAATTGACCACGTACCAATTCGTAGCTCTTGCTTTGCCTTAATCGTGCATAAGCGATGACTTTCAAAATTCATAGCTTGTTGTGTTCCAGCAGTCATATAGCTGATTACTCCATTGTCGACAAACTGCTTTGTATACTTTGCATGATCACCATGTTCGTGTGTGATAAGACACCCTGCTATATGTCTTGTTTTATATTTGAAATGCTTTTGAACACGTTCAAATTTTATTCCTGCCTCAAGCAGTAACGTAGTACGTCCATCATTTAAGACGTAGCAGTTACCACTCGAACCAGTTGCTATTGTTTCAATTAAAATGGCTCTTCTTCGCTTTCTTTTTCTGTTGCAGGTTCTTTTATTTCTTCAAAGTCAGATACATCAATAGGCTTATCATTTTCTAATTCTGTGTATTGTGCTTCTTCAAAAACTGGTTGTTCAAAATCCAATTGTTCTTGATTCGCATTTTCTTCAACTTCTGCATCCAATACTTCTTTGCGTTGACGTTGTTCAGATTCTTTAATCTGATTTGATAAAAGACTAGCGTCATCCGTGCTGTTTAAAATCTTTTTACATGCACGGTTTATTACAGTCTTTTTAGCCATCTCTTGAGGGAATCTTCTGTGCGTACCGTCTTCTTTAAATACACCGTTATAAACCATTTGTGATTGCTTCCACGCTTCTTCAATCTCTTCAAATGTCATGATTTCAGTGTAATTTCTACTTTCATCTTTAAATACAACTGTTGCATATGCACCGATAATGTTTTGTGTGTTTCTGTTACCAAAAGACTGTGTATGTTCAAGTCCAACAATTTTTCCGTTTTTGGTTTTATACTTAACTTCGTCACCTTCAAATATGACTTCTGCATTAATTTCTTCTGCGCCTGCTACACGTTTAGTTACTGCCATTGTTCCGTGGTAACTTCTTTGGAATTGAACCTTATCGTCATACATAATGAAATAGCCTTGATTCTTAGCAGGATTTAAACCTTGTACAACCATGTCCATTAAGGCGTTTGCTATGCTGGTTGAAGTTGCAAATTCCAGTGCTGGTTTATGACCGTTTTTTTTAGATCCTTTTAATTCTTGCAGTTGTAACATTGCTGACTTCATTGCATTCTCAGGCGAATAGTTTGCAGGAAACTGTAAATCTCCTTGCGCTTCTAATGCCTTAACTCTAGATAGAACGTTGTCGCCCATTTTATTGTTTTTTAATAGTAATTCATTTGTCATTTTATATAGTCTCCATTCTTAATTTTTTATCTTGTTCATTTACTATCAATTGAATTTGTTGTGATTCTGTTTTGATAAGCTCTGTTACTGATTCAGCATTATCAATAAATATTGGCGCTGTAACTTTAAAATGTTTTGACAGTGTGTTGATGATATCTAAGCCAACATTAATTCTTGAGGCATTATTTAAACCACTGTCATATTCGACACCATTAACCGTTGTTGAACATGTTTCTTCTAATTCGCCGTTAACTAAGGTATTGAATAACTTAAATTCAGCAATATCAAATTCGTTATTGATATTTTCAGTAAGCATTTTGACTTTTGTTGTTGTAAATTCTTTTAAGATATAAAGGTCATGTGAATACTTTTCTTTTTCATCCAATAATCTATCTTCTTCATTTCTTAATTCAGAAATAACATCATCTAGATGTTTATTTGATTTTTCGATTGATCTTGACACTTCAATTTCTGATTTTTCTTGAGTAAGTTCGCTTATTTTGTCATCTATTCCTGAAACTTTATCTTGAATAGTTTTCCTGATGTTAGAGCGTTTTTGATTAATCTCATTTATCTCTAACATTACTGCTTTGTATTCGTCAGTTTGCGTAACGTCAACGTGAGTTGTTTTCAACTTATTAATTTTGTTTTGTACTCTCTCTGAACGCTCTTCTGCTTCGTTGATTTTAATTTGAAGATTATTATTGTCATCCTCTAACTTCTCGATGATTGGCTTTATTTTCTTGCCTTCTGAAATAATGTGATTGATAGATGTTTGTATTGTTTCTAATTCTTTCGATTTGCTAGCATTGAATTTCTGCAAAGCTTTTTCTCTAACCTCATTCACTTGTTCAGCTGGTAGCTGTTGACCACAACAACTACATACATTGTCATCAAGATGTTCAAATTTTTGATTTTTAGCTTTTTCTAAATCACTTTTTAATCCTTTGTGATTTTCTAATAATTGATTACGTCTATTTTCTTCATGTGTGATTTGTTGTTTGTTTTGCTTTAATCTTGTTTTAAGGTTCGCTACCGTTCCATTTTCAACGTGTAACTCATTTGTTAAAGCATGTATTTTGTTCTCATTACTGGCGCTATTATTAGCTTCTAAGCGCTTCAATTCTGATTGTTTATCAGCTAATTGGTTACGCAAATTAATTTCTTCTGCGCCGTTTTGAATATCTATACGCTCATTTTCAAGTTGCTCAATTTCTTGTTTGATAATTGTGTATCTATCATTATCGATTTCCGGTACATCCTGCTTATTTTGTTCTGTTTGGTTAATACGTATCGGAATATCTTTGATATCTTTGTTAATCTGTTTTATCTTGTCCGTAAGAATCTTTTTCTTTGTTTCAATTTCATGATCTCCAAGAATATTATTTAATTCTTTAAAATCATCATTTGTTTTAATGACATCCTCGTCATCGATTGGTTTAGTAATTTCAAACAACAAACTTCTTCGCTTCTTCCAATCTAGTAAGTTAAATGCTTGAGGGTTCGTAATTAACTTGAATACATCTTCATCAATCAGTTCATCAATACGAGCTTTATAATCCTTTACTTTTATTGATTCATCATTGATATATTGTTTCTTCGTTCGACTTCGTGAGTATTCCTTGCGATTCGTCTTTTGATTTATTGTGTATTTAGGATGTGACTCTTTTTTAAAAGTCGTAATTTTTCCGTCGATTTCAAATTCTGCGAAAACAGTCGGAATTAACTCATAATTTTCTTCGTTTTTTTCGTTTAAAGGTACAGGGTTAAATGATTTGGTTGAACCGTCCAAACCCTTATCGAAAAGCAACCATTGTAATGCGGTTGCTGTCGTAGTCTTACCAGTCGCATTATTGCCGTATATTTTTGCGTCTTTACCGTCAAAGTTAAATTTTTCTTCTTTTATTCCGGCAAAGTCCGATATTGTTAACTTGTTTATTTTTATATCCATCTTCATGCTCCTTTTTTTATCTTTCGATGACCTCTTAGCACCTCGATAATTAAATTTTTGATTCGTTCATGGCTGTCTGGATTGATTTCATGTATCTGCACAAGCTTATTGTTAGTTTTGTAACTATCATGGTAGTGTAAGAAATTAATCGATAAGTACCCATGATGATTACGTTCAATTTCCAATAATGCTCGTTGGTTTGACAAAGTATATTCGTCGAATAATGTCTTAAAGATATTCAATATATTTCTTTCTGTATCTCTCATGCTTATACCTACCATTTCATGACTAAGTTCATTAGTTTGTCCTGTTCATCTGTGTTATTTTCAATCCATTCATAAATACTTTGATTCAAAATATCTAACGCTGTGTATAAATCGTTCTCGTCAGAAACTAGTATCCCGTCAATTGAATTATCTTCGTGGTCTAAAACAACTATCTCGACGCTATATGCTCGTTTCTTAACTCTTAATTGAAAATCAAAGCCATCTACATTAATTATTTTTCGACATACGTCACCCGTTTTGTAATACATCGTTCTCGCCCTCCTTTTCATCTATACCTAAAAGTTTTTGTAATTTATACATTTCTATAACATTAGCGATATCGTGGTAATCATTTTCGTTATTTAATAAATTAGCAAGACCTACAATATCCCCAAGCGCACAATGTGACGATGATGTAGAATCTCCATTGCTAACCCCTACAGTTGAAAAAAGTAAAACAGCAAATTCAGTTTCGTTATTGATTTCATTCACTAATTCAAACAATTCTTCATTTTTTTCAGATAATAAATCTCTTAATTCTTCCTGTGTCATATCTTTATAATTTTTAGTCATAGTTGACTTCCTCCGTTTTTCGTTTTATATTGAACGTAAGTTTATATTTCTAATTACTTTTCTGTTACCTGTTGGCGCATGTAACAGATTTTTTATTCTTCATAAAAGTATTCTTTATAGAATATGAATGTTGCAATACTTGCGAATCCCGCAATTGACCACGCTGTAGTGAAGTACAGCAATGGCATAAGCACAATCGCTAAGACCGTAAAGCACAGTACTGCTAATAGGTAGCTTTTATAAGTTTTACTCATTTTCTTTTTTCAACTCCTCCGTTATTCTCTGGTCTGATAAGTCATGATAAGGGAATTTTTTCCTAGCTAATTGGACGGGTATTCTACCTCGTATCGCAATGTATCCTTCGTCTTCAAGCTCTTTATTCAGTTCTCTTATTATTTGTCCTGCTTTGGATTTAGAAACAGATAAAATTACCGCAAGTTCTTTAGCTTGCAAACTATTTTTCATCATATCTTTTCCTCCTTTTTATTTTTATGTTGTGTATAATTTAGTTATCTCCTAGTGAAAGGAGGGATAACTATGACAAATTTCTATCCACATCAATTTGCTTCCGCATATATTCAAACGCTCCCACATGCTAAAAAGTTGGAAGAATTCAATAATCGATCTGATTATCAGGAGTATTTGAATAAACGTCGTCAAGTTTATTTCCGTCAATATATTGAAGCAATAGAATTCGCTGAAAGTTCAGGTAAATCACTTAATGAAACTGATAACGGATAATCAGCGTTTCTAGTGTTTTTTTCAATCTTCCAAACCTTCCAAGTCACAACTGCCATTGTGATGAGGAGGGTTGTTTTATATAGTGTGTTCATTTGTAATTCCTCCTATATTTCGTTTTCAAATTTCATTTCAATTTGCTTGATTCTGTATAAAGTAGCTTGTGAAGGGAACCAATTAGCAATCATTTCAATTACATCGTCGAAATGTTTTTGTCTTACGTTCGTTCTTGAACTCGCGCCAGTCATCTTTTTCACTTCTGAATTAATATCCCTGAATAATTCGCTACGTTGTTTTTGGTTTGTTATCGCATGTAGCCTTTGGATATGTGCAACTCTTTGATTAATAGTTCTAGTTAAGAAATTGTAATCTCCCGCATCCAGTTTTTGATTTTCTTTCAAATCAATAACATCATCTTTCACGTTTTTAATTTCTTGTTTAGTTTCTTCTGTAGCTTCAAACATTAATCTTAATGCTTGCATTGGGTCGCTAGGTACTTGGTACGCACCAGTTTTTCTTAAAGTTGGTAAAACTTCCGATGTTACCCAGCGTTTGAATTTCCTAGCGGTTTCTCTAATGTTTTCGTTTTTACTTTGTTTAGAAGCGTCAAAGATTAAACTGTATAATCCAGATTCGTTGATGATAATCATATTTCTGTTTTGACCTGACGCACTAATTTGGTGCATCAGCCTATCTTCGCTATCAACATGATTGCGTATGGCGTTATCTGCACGTGCATACCCTAAAATTTCAGCAACGTCTTTACCTAAAAAGAAAGGTTCTCCTTCCACTTCAATTTTCCTTACTGGTAATTCTTCAAAATTAAATGTTTGTAATGCTTGCATATTGTTTATGCTCCTTTCGTGTATAATTTAGTTATCTCCTAATGTAAGGAGGTGAATTGGCATGAATAAACAAGAATTTATTGAGTTGTACAGGAGTAAACTTCAAACTGCTTTAAACGGATTGGATAATGATGCGGAAATTAAACAACCATATATTGATTTAGTTAATAAAGAGCTAGCTAATACCGATAATGAAGTTAAAGCTTTCCTCTTAAAACAATTAATTATTCGTCACGCTGAAAACGACGCTTTATTAGAGTTAATTCAAGATCTAGTTCTCGACGAGCGTGATTAATAGCGTTTTCCCACAATTTTTTATCTTGTTTTCTTTTAAGCGCTTTCTCTAATATCGTTGCAGCGATATATATGAGTAGCGCTTTTTTTATAGCTTGCATTTCTTGCATTTGTACATCTCCTTTAAATTTTCTAATAGGAAAGTGAACGTTACTGATTCACTTTCCGCCACTCTGTTAAATCAGTAACTTTGTTATCACTTTCAACCCCGTTAAGCTTGTCTAACGCTTTCACTACTTTTTGGAACTCTTTGATAGCACTTCGTAGCTTGTCAGTAATTTCATCTTCTACCATTTCCAAACCAGCGAATGCATCATCACTGTTCATGCTTAGATGTTTGTTGAAAAGATCTCGAGTGTATCTTATTTCTTTAAGCGATTTATCATAAGCTTCAATTTGTCCTGAAAGGTTATGATATTTTAGTTGTAGTTTTACTAATTTTAATGATTGGTCTTGTACTTGTTGCATGGTTAATGCCTCCTACTAAGATGTTTGTTTTTCTTTTTCAAAAAGATATTCAATTTCGTACTCTGGAAAAAATTTGTTTTTGATAAGCAACGCCTCTCCGAATTTAAAATCAGAAACTCCGTTAATCTTATCTGCGACCGTTTGATATCTGACGCCTAACAAATCTGCTAAATCAACCAGAGATACTTTCTTGTCTTTTCTTATATCGTTGAAATTTTTCAACATAGTACCCCTCCTAATACGAAAATTCGTATTTTAGATTTAAAAATTTAGCAATCTCTGTGATTGCTTAACTAAATAATATACGAAAATTCGTATTAAGTCAACACTAAATTTCGTATTTTTTATTTTATTTTCCTCTTGATATACGATTTTTCGCATGATATTATATAGGTACATATTAGAAATGAGGTAAACGAAAATGACTAAAGAAAAAGATTTGAAATATCTTATGGAAAAGAAATCCGGCAGTGTAAAAGCTTTTTCAGAAGAAATTGGTTTAGCTTATACAACTGTAAGATCCATTTTAGAGCGTGGCGTTTTTAATGCTAAAGTAGAAAATATAATTAAAATTTGTAATGGTCTAAATATAAAACCTGAAGATATAATGGAAATAAAAACTACATCCCAAAAAACATCGAAAATTGAAACTATGCCTGTCAAAAAAATTCCGGTACTATCAAAGGTTTCTGCTGGTTTACCTATCTACAGCGAGGAGAATTTGATTGATTATATTTATTTCGCAACCAAAAATTTAAATTCTAACAAAGAGGAATTTGCTCTTAAGGTTACTGGAGATAGTATGGATAAAATTTTTCAGGATGGAGATGTTGTTGTAGTCGAAAAAGACTCTAATGTAGAAAATGGTCAGCTCGGTGTCGTGATGATTAACGGATATAATGCAACCGTCAAAAGAATACGTTACAACAACGACCAAATTATTTTAATTCCTGAATCGAACAATCCTAGTCATTATCCACAAGTATACGGAAAAGATGACGAAATAACAGTTGTGGGCAGAGTTGTAGCAAGTCAAAAACTATTTTATTAATGAGGTGAAACAACATGAATTTTGTCGCAATTGACATTGAAACAGCAAACGAATCACGAAGTTCAATTTGTTCTATTGCTCTAATCAAGTATACTAACAATAAAATTTCTGATGCACTTTATACTTATATTGATCCTGAAACACACTTTTCTTCCATGAATATTTCCATCCATGGAATAACTGAGGAAGATGTGAAAGAATCGCCAAAAATGTATCAAATGTATGATGCTATCATTAGATTCATAGGTGACGACCTACTCGTTGCTCACAATACTTCTTTTGATATGTATGCCTTATGTGATGCGTTTAAAAATTACAATCTACCTCTACCGAACAACCGATATATATGCACTTATAGGTTAAGTAAAGATTTGTATAAATTACCATCCTATAGACTACAAGATTTATCAGATTATTTCGACATTAAAAACGAAAATCATCACAACGCTTTTAATGATGCAAAAGTATGTGCAAAAATAGCTATAAAAATATTAAATGATCAAAATTTAAATATTAATGAATTGATAGAAAAACAACATTTTAAATTCGGACAATTTGGTCGTAATGGTTTTGTGAAAAATAACGTCTCCAAAAGAATAGAGCTTATTTCAAATGAAGAATTGCATATTAAATCACATATTTTTTACGGTAAACATATTTGTTTTACCGGAGCCCTAAAATCTTTTACCAGAAAAGATATAGCTCAAAAAATTACCGATATAGGTTCTATTTTTGATCGCTCAGTTAAAAAAACCACTAATTATTTGATTGTTGGTAATTTAGAAAACCTTGAAAAAACACATAATTATAAAAAGTCCAGTAAGATTATAAAAGCTGAAAAACTTTTGAATGAAGGGCAAGATATTGAGATTTTAAGTGAAATGGATTTTTTGAAATTTTTATAAAATTCAAAAACGCCTACTAGTGTAGACGTTGAATGGTGGTGAGATAATTGACTAAAGATAACAATAAACAATATAACCCTAAAGACCCTGGTCATCGTGGTGGAGGCGGTGCAGGTCACGAGAAAAGAAGTAATGAACCAGCTAGAAAAAGTTATAATAATCGCACTACTGAATTCGAAAGACCTAGTGAATCTACTATGGAATCATTATTTGGCAATGACTATAAGAAAAAAAGCTAATCATTTATCACGTATATTTTGTAATAGTTATCTGTATTTTTTGGTTGATACAAATGTTCTTTAATTATTTTTTCTTTATTTTTAATAACTGGTGTGGGTTCTATAATAAATATTGCATCAGTATCAATAGTAAGTTCATACTTTTCTAATATACCTTGTAATATCGGATTATTATTTTCATTACTGTATTTTTCAATATAAAATTTAGTATAGCTTTGTAAAATTGTATCAAGTGCGTTTTTAGATGATAATGTATTTAAACCTTTTGATTTCCTAGCGTTGTTCATCGATTTTCTAAAAAGTTCAATGAGATTAGGAAACACAAATCTATTCATTAACCAAATTATAGTAGGTACTAATAACAAGCAAATTATGTTTTCTATGGCATAATGAAAATTTATATACTTTTTCAATTCAAAAACAGATAAAAAAATACCAATGTTAACTAAAGAAAACATTATTGAAAACATCTTTTTAATCTCTGGGCTTTCTGTATCAAAAATAGATAGATAATCTAAATAAATATATGTGAATAATCCTGCAACACCTGAACTACAAAACAACAATATTATTTCCAAATTCTCACCTACTTTTTATTTTATTATAACATATTTAGTACCTAGTACTAAATTACGGGTAGACCGCCTACCCTTATTATTTTTTGCCAATTTTGAGGAGGAGAAGTAAAATGCCAGCATATAAAGATGATAATACAGGTAAATGGTATTTTTCTATTAGATATAAAGATGTATACGGTAATAACAAACGTAAGATGCAACGCGGTTTTCCAACTAAGCGTGAAGCTAAGAGTGCAGAGGCTATTTTTTTGAATGACGTAAACGAAGGATATAGCGATTCGAAAACATTTGATTATGTTTTTCATCACTACTTAGAAAATAGCGATTTGAGACCTAAAACAAAACGACGCAAACAAAATGAATATCACAAACACTTTAAAGCTAAGTTCGGGCACATAAAAATGAATAAGATAACACAAAATCAATGTCAAGAGTTTCGTAAATATCTAATAGAGAATGTAGCATCAACAAATTCTGCTCGTACAATTTGGTCAGGTTTTAAAGTTGTAATTAATTATGCCAAAAAATACTTTGGATTACGTACAGATCCAACAATATCAATTAAACCTATTCCGCGTGTAAAACCAAAACCTAAGTTTATGATGCGTGAAGAATTTGAAGAAAGAATCAAAGACATTGAAGAGCAAGATTACAGAGAGTTATTTACATTAATGTTTTATACAGGTTTGAGGATTGGCGAAGCTATGGCGCTTGTTTGGGCAGACTACAATAAATACAAAAAAGAGATATCCATAAATAAAACAATGGACATCTCTAATAGAACTATATATCCGAGACCAAAAACAGATAGTTCAGAGGATATTGTTCCTTTACCGAAATTCATCAACACAATGTTAACTGAACGACACCAACGTGAAAAAGAGTTAAACAAATATTTTGATGAACGTAGTTATTTTATTTTCGGAGGAATGGCTCCCAAACATTACAGTCATGTTCAAAAGAAATTCCGAAAAGCTTTCCCCCATTATAACATTCACGCGTTAAGACATTCTTATGCATCTTATCTTGCAAATAATGGTGTAGATATTTTCGTTTTACAGTCACTCATGAGACATGCTCAAATCACTGAAACAATGGGCACTTACAGCCATTTATATACTCAGAAAAAACACGATGCAATAGCCATTTTCGACAAGTAA